ATTGAAACACTGTTTACATCTAGATTGAAATCTAGTTTTAGTCTTTTTATACCCAGTTTCTTCGTTTAGAGTGATTCCACAACAACTACAATTTTGCATTTTGTTCTCCCTTGGATAGAATATATCTTTCTATTCTATATAGGGAAATCGGGATTTTCACAACCATTAAGCAAACTCAGCCTGAAAGTTTTGATTGATATCTTGAACAGGAACTCTTTGAAGAATGAAAGATGGGGTGAAGCCAGCAAAGCCACCACCTTTACCCAGAAAGTCACAAAGAGCCTGTGCGTCTTCTTCAAAGAAAAACTGAGCAACAATCTGGTCACTAGCTTCCTCATGAACAAGCCAAAGCAGTTCGTCGTCATCATTGAACTCAGGATAGTATTTGTATTTGGTCATACTTTTAATCCTTTGAACTTGTTCTTGCTACTGTTCTCAAACTTAGGTTTAGGTTGAGGAATATCTTCTCCTGTATCCACTATATCTTTCGCCGACTGTTCAACATCATACAACTTCATACGTGTCTTGTCAAGTCCTATCACATCTCTTTTATACTTGGATGGATCGGCATATCTATTCTTCAATTGTTTTACCATAATTTGGTTTAACTGTTCCAACTGTTCCGTTACAATCAAGGCAACGAAGAAATCCGCAGTAGCTGGAAGACCAAACGACTCGGAAGTATCTGTAAGATCAGGATCAGTTGAACCATAACCACCTCTTGTCAACTGTGTAGCAGACCAGATCGGAACGTTATACTCTACAGCGAGACCTCGTAACTCCTCAGCAATCGCTTTAATGTAGGTGTAAGAATTGACACCATTACCTGGTTTAATACGGGCTGAGGCACAAATGTTGAGATAGTCAACCATGATAACATCTGGCACGAATCCTTTCTTCAAGTTAAGTTCATTCAACAATGATCTAAAATGAACAGTGGAAGCTGAAGCAGTTGGATACTCTTTGACAATCAACTTACCGTTAGTCTTTTGCTTTAAGTTTTCAATCTTCTTTTCATAGATATCTTTTGGTAAAACCATAAGATCATCCAGTGACACGTTTAGAACATTAGCATCAATACGTTTAGCAACTTCTGGTTCAGCAAGTTCCATAGAGATATACAAAACATTCTTGCCTTGGTTTATGTAACTAGAAGCAAAGTGACAAAGAGTAAGTGACTTACCAACGCCGACGCCAGCCATAATGATATTGAGAGTTTTCCTTGGGATACCATTCTTTGTAACCTTGTTAAAGTAATCTAGGTCAAAAGGTATTCTTTCTTCTACACGATGATAGTATTCATAACGATCATTTGCTTGTTCTATATAATCATGACCGACATTAGGATCAAAAGAGATAGCAAGAGCATCAGACAAAAGAGAAGGAATAGCTCCTTTGGTAAGTTTGCCTTTGCCATTCATAATCTCCAATGAAGATGTGATAGCATTATAGATTGCCTTTTCCTGGCAAAACTTTTCAGTATTGTCTAAAAGCCAATCTGGGTTTGTCTTTTCTGTGTCATCATTGAGAGTTTTTAGTGTCTCTCGCATTGACTTAACAGTATCATCCGTTGTACCACGAATGTTGTTAATCTCAATATCAAGAGCATCAAACGTAGGTTGTTCACCATACTTCAGTAAGAAGTCGGCCACTTCTTTGAAAAGCAGCCGATCTTCCATATTACCAAAGTATTCTTCTTTTAGAAATGGTAAAACCTTACGAGTGTAGTTCTGGTCCTTGATTAGGTTCTTCAGTATCGTTTGTTCTAGTCTCACTCACACCCTCCACTTCCGAAGATTCCAACAATAGCGAATTAAGAATTAATCCTAATGCCGCATTGAACTTTTCATTCTTTCTCAAGGTCGTCATTGACAAATCATTTGTCTTGATGATCTCATAATCATAGAGTAGGCGAGGAATGTCATCCTCACCCATCTTGAATGTTACAGTTGTATAACGATACACTATCCCAGCGAAAGGGTCAAGCATTAATTCAACAGGAACCGTAGAACCTGCTTCTTTTGCATTGAACAAATCATCACGAAACTTAAAATCAGTTCCCAGTTCCATCTTCTACCTCTTCATTATATTTGCCATAAAGAAAATCTGCCTGACATCCTTCATCAATAGCATCTAGAATTTCCTTTGTAAAGAACTTTTCTGGATTCTTTTTGATTTCCTTTTCAAATGCTTTTGATCCATTTGGAAACTCAAAACGAGTAGAGACTTTCTTTACGATGCCATACTTTTCAGCAAGATCAAGTAAGCCATAATACTTGTCAAGACCAGCAGAATAGTTTAGCCAAGTTTCAACTTTCTTATCTTCTACAGTCATGCGAGACTTTTTGAGATGTGCGGTAATCACAGCACCTGTTCTACCATTGTCATCATCTAGTGTCTTGTCTTTCTTCTTTGAAAGAAACACAATAGTAGAGGCAGCGTATTCAAGACCAGAGCCGCCGCCCATCTTTTTCATTGGCACATATGAACCAACAACATCGTAAACGTGATTTGTTACGATTAGTGGAACCTGAGCCTTGCCAAGTTTCAATGTAAGAACACGGAAAGCACCACGAACCAATTGTGCTCTTGTCATGTCTCTTGTATCTTTACCATCGGCAATGTCTTGCATCTCTTTATCAGTTGATAGATTGCCGAGACTATCAAGAACAAAGATCATTGGTGGCTTCTCTTTGCCTTCAAGATACTTGTCAAGGATCTTTACTGCCTGTGTCCGAAACTCTTGAACAGTAGCCACAGGAATAATGCCAACACGCTTTGCGTCAATACCACGATCAGTAATGAACTGTTTGGAGATAGCGGACTCTGACTCAAAGTAAAATACAAATCCATTTGCATTGTCCTCTAGAAACTGCTTTACCACATTCAATGCATAGAACGTCTTACCAACAGAAGGCTCACCAGCAAATGCTGTAACCTTGTTCTGCGGCAAGCCACCATAGATTGAACCTGATAGCAATGCATTCATAGCATAGTTACCTGTACCAATGAAACCTGACACATCGCCAGCAGCAACACCATCATCAACGATGCCTGCATACTCGTTATCAATTTCTGATATTAGTTGTTTAAAAATGTCTGACATAAGTTTCTCCTTCTTGTCAATTAGTTGCTAACAATCTCGTTACGCAACTTCCTTGAAATGTTTCTGTAGTTCTGGTGACAGTTTCTTTAATAGGTCGCCACTCACACCTACACGAACAATATTTGCTAGTTCAACAATGTTGTTCGGTGTAATACCTTCAGTTGGCGTGAACTCATACAAACGAGCCGGTGAATGTTTATGGTGCCCGTCTTTCTTACTCTTCGCCATGATAGATCCTTTCCTTTGTGAAGTCATATACAGTTGGACATTTAGATGCTCTGAAATCCCAGATTTCTTTCTTTGAGTTTAGATGTTTTGTTATCTGTTCAAACTCCTGTGCTAGGTTAAATCCACTATCATTCATCCAATGAATATAATGCATGTCAGTAGGAAAATAGTTTAGTCCTGTTGCCACAGCATTGATACCATCGTCATCAAATCTTGTCGTGATATACTTTGACTCATATGCTCCAATGAAGGATTCATTTCTAGAGACACCTCTCTTCAGAGATTTCTCAACATCACAATAACTACGATTACCAACATCTCTCCAATACTCAGTATCATTTCTAAGTGATAGAGAATAGTGCATGGCTACAAACTGTGAAAAGTTATCAAACATTACACGGCATGACCAGTTGTATCCATCCTTATCAAACTGTGTTACAAGGTGCTCTTCCCTATCTCTATCAAGAGCACGAAGTAAACGAACGAGAAACATGTGAACACTATACAGTCCATTGCTTTCTAGTGGTTCAATGAAACCAGCAGACAGACCAATAGCAGTAACATTCTTGACCCATACTCTTTCTGATACGCCTGCTCTGAATTTGATCTTGCGAAACTTTTGATCTTCTTTCAACTTACCACGATGTTTTAGATGTGCCTTAAACTCATCTAAGGCACCTTCGTCAGAGATATACTTATCAGAGTAAACGTAGCCTGTTCCTAAACGACTCCACAATGGTGTGTTCCATACCCACCCATTACCAAGAGCATGACAATCAGTGTAAGCAACAATCTCTTTGCTTTTATCATCAAAAGGAATCTGTGCCGCCCATGCTGAGTTGTTCGGTAGAATATCATTGAATGAGATGAAAGGTTCATTCATTGCTTTACCAAGAAGAATGGAGGCAAAGCCTGTGCAGTCAATGAATAGATCAGCCGTAATCTCTCGTCCATCATCAAGAACTAGTTTCTCAATACCATCTTCATTGACGATAGTATCTTTGACCAATGCTTGTATGTGTTTGACACCTCTTGGTTTTGCATATTGATCTCTCAACCAAATAGCAAACTTGATAGCATCAAAGTGATAAGCAACATCTCTATTGAACTTAAACCCTGGCACTACACCGTCTTCCTGTGATATGCGATTGGCATTTACCAATGACATGATAGGATACACGTTATCCGCATAGTCAGATAACGGCGTCTCTGGATACAGAAACTTCTTTAGATACCAATCGTTCTTAGCATACTTGTTTCCAACTGTATCGATACCACCAAACGGATAATGAAACGTGCCTGAACCAATCTTATAAAAGTCTGTAAAACTAATAGACATCTTATAAGTGGCGTCACATGCTTTCATAAAGTCTGTGTCTTTAATCTGTAGCAGACGCAACCAATCATTGATGAATCCTAGTGTGGACTCACCAACGC